ATCGACTATCTGCAACTGCTGGCAGACGGTAAGGCAAAAGACCGCTATCAAGCTATCACGGGAATCTCCATCGCCCTGCATGAGCTGGCACAGACCACCGGCATCCTTGTGGTTGCGCTGGCGCAGCTGAACCGCAACGCGGCGCACGCATCCCCCAGCACCGCCGACCTGAAGGAATCCGGCCAGCTGGAACAGGATGGAGACGCTATTCTGCTCTTGTCTGCTGACAAGGAACAGTATCAAGCCATCCTCGCAAAAAACAAAGAGGGCCGTGTGGGTGAAATCCCCTTGACCTTCGACAAGACCCGCCAACGCTTTCTCACTGTCACCAGCGAACTGGAAAGGAGATGAACACATGAAGCACAACCCAAACCGCCCGCGCCGCCGGGAGCCGTACCACTACGATGCAACCGGCGCAGTGTACACCGCCTGTATTGAGGCGGCCTTACAGCGTGGGCAGAGCATTCCGGTACACGTCCTTAGGATGATCTATCACATGCTGCTGCCGTATATGCACAGTTGAATCACCGACCATACCCCGGCGGTGTTGAAACAAATTTGACCGCATCCGTAGGGTGCAGAAAGGACAATTGTGAAAACCAAAACCAATCTTGTGGCCACCGAAATTGGCGCAGAGCTGACCGGCTAAGTTTGAGGGGTAACTGCATGAGAAAATTCAAGTCAAAACCCCGCGCCCCGGCTTATGTGCAGGAGGTCTACCAGCGTATCGAGACCGAAATGTGCACAGCCCGCAACGCCGTTGTGGCTCTGGATCTGCGTATTGCGCCTATTGTTGCAAAGCTGCCGCCGGAAGATCAGACAGAGATAGAAGCGGCGCTTATGGCGTACAATCAGACGGTCTGCACCGCGATCAGCAAGGCGGGTGGACTGCTGGCGGCGCTGGATCCGCGTGATGTGGAAACGCTGCCAAAGGTCTGGGAACCCCTTGACGACCCGCAAACCCCCAAAAGCACCATCGCAGCACGCACTAAATTCTGACAAAATGCCCCCTCTCGACACGCCGCCGGGAGAGGGCGTTTTTTATGGGGTCATCGTCAAAACTTTTCGGCAGAATGCGTTTTTCTCGTGGAAAAAAGAGCGGAAATATGGTATAATAGAACCGTAAAGTTGTCATATTTTTATAAACTTACAATATAAAATTTTAGAACAGAAAGGAGGCTTTGCCTTGAATCTTTTTGCACTTTCGGTTGAACTTGGAATGGACACATCCTCGTTTGAGCAGGGTGTTGACCGTGCAAGAGCCAAAACATCAGCTTTGGCCGGTGAACTCAACCCGCGATTTTCCGGTATTGGCAAAACCCTGACAGGCGCATTCACCAAGTCGCAGCTGCTGGCAACGTCCATCATAGGACTTGCAAAAAAATTTTCTTCCCTCGGTGAAGGCATCGTGAATCAGGGTGTTGCTTTCAACCAGCAGATGGAAAAGTACACCACTGGCTTCACTAACATGCTTGGCAGCGCAGAAAAGGCACAGGCCGTTTTGAACCAGATCAAACAGGATGCAGCACGCACCCCGCTGAACGTGGATTCGTTGGTTCAGGCAAACCAGCTGCTTATCAGCGCAGGCGTGAGCGCTGGCGAGGCTCGCAGCACGATTCTGGCGTTAGGCGATGCAGTTTCTGCTACTGGCGGCGGCAGTGAGGTACTGTCCCGCATGGCTGCAAACCTGCAGCAGATCAAAAACGTGGGCAAGGCGGCTTCGATAGATATCAAGCAGTTTGCAATGGCAGGCATTGATATTTACGGCGTTCTGGCCGATTACACAGGCAAGAGCACCGCAGAAGTCCAAGGCATGACCATTACATACGACCTCTTGACAGCCGCTTTGAAAAAAGCGTCTGAAGAGGGCGGGCGCTATTACAACGCCATGGAAACCCAGAGCCAAACCCTGAGCGGACGAATTGAAACGCTGAAGGATAATTGGTCGCAGCTGCTCGGAACGCTCACAAAGGGACTGACGGAGACAGAGGGCAATCTTGTAACCGCAGCCGCCGGGTGGGTGCAGCGGCTTCAGGAAGGCTTTGAAACGGCAGGCGCGAACGGTCTGATGCAGGCCGGAGGCCATATTGTGGACGAGGTTGCTTCTGGGATTTCTGCCGGTATTCCTACTCTTGCTGCACGGGCAGAGGATGCTGTGCAGAATTTTGCACTGTATCTGCAAGACAACACAGGCCAGATCGCGGACACCGGGGGGAAACTACTGGTCAGTCTGGCGAGCGGGATCCTTGATATGGCACCCGCCATCGTAAACTCTGCGGAGCAAATATTTTCGGCATTCGTGGTGGAACTCTGGAACCACGCGGACGAAATATTTACAACCGGCGCTGATCTGGTGGGCAAGCTGGTCAAAGGATTTTTAAGCCTGACAGGCAACGTGATCGAAGCCGCCGGGAATATTACCGCGGCAATCGTTACAAAAATCTTCACCACAGACTGGGTGCAAGTCGGCAAAGACGTTGTTTCGTCCGTTGGGCAAGGCATTCTCGATGGTATTTCGGCCTTGTCCACCCCACTTGACCGGCTGTCCTACAAGCTGAACCATGCCCTAGGAAAAACCGGCTATGCAGAGTACAGCACATTCGAGGCGTGGGCGGCAGCCAATGGCAAAACGGGCGAAACAAGATACCAGCAAGGCAGCCAGAAGGACGCTGATTATTGGAAGCGGTACGGAGACAAGCTTGCCCAGCAATATGGGCTGAACGAGACAGGTACTGATACCGGGAGCGGAGAAACGGACGCAACGCCCGGCGGGTCCTCCCGCAAGAGCACCGGCACAAAATCCAAGACCGAAACCGTCATAGCGTCCGTAACGCACACCGCAACCACCACCGCACAGAACGCGCTGGGCTCTGTGACAACGAGCGTTGAGACCCTGAACGAGAAGGTCAAGGACGCAGCGGGCAAAATCAAAGACCGCGTGACCGAGACCACCACAGAGACTGGTAAAGAGATGGTCAACGGCGTTGCTACCACCTATACGCTTGTGACCAAGAAAGTTACGGACGCGAACGGCAAGATAAGCACCACGACCAAAAAGGTCTACGCCGATATGTCCAAGACCCTGCTTGGCAACTTGACCACCATTGCAGAAAAGACCTTCAACGGCATCACCACCACAACGCAGCAGGCTGTGGAGACCTACGCGGACGGAAGCCAGCACATCAAGACAACCGCCACCGAGACCGGCGAACGGATTGTGGACGGCGTGCGGCAGACCTACACAAAGGTCATCAGCTATATTGACGGCGTACAGGATAAGGTAACAGAAACCGCACAGAACATCGATAAGAGCATCAAGGCAACCCAAAAGCGCATTGATGCAAACCTGAGCAAGGCACAGCAGCAGCTTAACAGCGGCATTTTTAAGATCGGCAAAAACCTGTATACCGACCTGAAAAATCAGGATCGGGCAGCGCTTGGGCTGGATATCGTCAATGTGATGTGGGGCGAGGTATCACAGGAGCAGCGCGAGGTACTGTCCGACTGGGCAAACAAGGCGCTGGAAGCCATCAACGAAGCTTATTCCGGCGGCGGTTTGAGCGAGGCGTTTAACGCTTTTAAGCAGATCATGTCCAACGGAATCAAAGCAGATGCAGACGGCGTTACAACGGACGTTAAGGGCTTGAGCAATGTATTTCAAGAGCTTGGCATCAATGTTTCCGACGTCGGCAGCAATATCATGGGCGTGCTGAACACCATTGGCTCCGGCATGGGCAGCTTTGCCCTCAACGCGGGCACGGATATTGCAAACCTTGCCGGGAGCATGGGCAGTCTTGGCACGATCGCAGAGGGCGCAGGCGGGCTGATTGCAAAGATCGGCAGCCTGATCATCGCGAACCCGGAAGTTGCCGCTATCGTGGCCATTGTGGCCGGTGTGGCGGCGCTAGGCGCTGCACTGTTTGCAAAGTTTGGCAAGAGCAACGGCGGGCAGGCTGTGAGCCACTACGAAAGCCCCTTTGCCGGGCATGACGTGTATGACAGCCTGACCGAGTTCTCCACCCGGGCAGCTATGCAGCACCGCTACATGGAAAAGACCACCGGCACGGATGCACAGCTGGGCATTTTGCAGCAGATCCGCGATATGCTGGACGAGCATCTGCCGGATATCGGCACCGGGCAGCTTGTCATGGACGGCGAAAAGGTGGCCGATATGCTCACACCGCGCCTTGCGACCAATATTGATGCCAGCATGGGCGTGTACACCCTGCGGGCAGAAAGGGGTGTCTGATACAGCCCCAAGCGGCGGTGAAGCCGTGAAAAAATGGGCGTTTTCGCAGTCTGGGTTTTGCTCAAAATTGAGTAAAAGGTGGGTGGTGAATCGTCACCCATCTGCCCGTGAATGTGCGGATTTGTGCGGCATAAAAAAGGAAGCGTCAATGTGCGCGTTTGTGCGCACTAAAAAAGACGGGGTGCGTAGTTCGTTCACACGGTCACGCGCGCCCACGTATCGTGTCCATAAATTCGTATTTCGAACAAAAATGCACACGAAAAAAGGAAGGATACAGCAATGGAACAGAAACAGGCCAAGAATGACCAGCAGGCTACAAACGCGGTCCTTGCCGCTCTGGCAGCCACCGGGAATACCTTTGCACTGGGCCAGCTGTGGGAAGTCAACAAGGGCTTTATTCGGCGGCAGCTGTGGCAGTGGTTCGAGAAGAACAAGCCTGTTGCTGACAATGCGGGCCTGTCCTTTGAGGATTTGGTACAGGAAGGGTATTTTGCGGTTGACTATGCTGCCAAGCACTACAGCGCAGAACAGGGCAATTTCACAACGTATCTGAGCTACGCACTGTTGAAGCAGATTCGCACCGCCACCTGTGGAGAGCACACACGGGGTGTCACCACCGATGACGGCAGGCGCGTGGCGGTATCTGCAAACCCGCTGAACGAGTGCAGCAGCCTTGACGTTCGCCTTGACGAAGCGGACGAAGGCAGCAGCACCAAAGGGGAAACCATCGAAGACCCGGCGGCTACACAGGCGTTTCAGCAGGCAGAGGATGGTGTTTACACCGAGGAGTTACACACAGCCCTTGAAACAGCCATGACCCAGCACCTGACCGAGCGGGAAGCAGCTGTTTTGCGCAGTCGTTACTATGACGAAAAGAGCCTCCGGGCCGTTGGCGTGAAACTTGGTGTACAGGCCGAGCGCGTACGTCAGATCGAGGTTAAGGCAATTCGCAAAATGAAGGGACTTTCCTCTCTCCAACGCTGGCATGATGATGTGATCACCACCAGAGCATGGCGCGGCACCGGCTGGAACGCCTGGAACCGCTATGGCAGCGTTCAGGAACGCACGGTGGAATACTGGGACGAACAGGTGAAGAAATACGAGGAGCATGTGCGCGAGCTGGTCGAGAAGTACGGAATCTCTGCCATCATCTGACCTGCACCCCGCCGGGCGCGCTACACAGTTCAGCGGTGAAAGTACAGTGTTTCATGCAAACTGTGTAGCGGTGGTAAAGCGGTGATAAAGCGCCTCCCGATTTCGCACATACCGTGTCTGCAAAATTTTCCGGATTTTCCGGCAGCTATAAAAAAGAAGCGCCAAACCACGGCAAGCAGTGCGCCGTGGTACCACCATAGGCGCTGCAAGCAGTGTCTTTGTATGTACAAAGCCCCTTGCCTTGCAAGGACTTGTTGGGCAGCATCCCAAACCCTTTGAACGTGCAGCACCCGCCGGGTGTAGCACTTCTGCTGCACGATTCTGTTGCCCTCAACAAAATCGCTGCATGACAAAGCCCCCAGACCGCGACAGCGCGCGTCTGGGGGCTTTTCTTGTTGCTTGTTGGTAAAATTCCTTGCGGCGGCTCAACCTGCGCTCTGGCAGCCCCGGCGGGCTTATGCTGCACAATCCGGGAAGTTCACAACGGTGATCTCTGCCACGGCCTTTTCGACCGTCTGCAAGATGTGCTCTATCTTCTCCACCGTGTCAGCTGACAGAACGACCTCGCCGCACTGTTCGCACTTCAGGCAGGGTACGTTCTTGATGACCACAACACAGTTCTTCAGCTGAACCGTGTGAATAGTCGTGCTGGGCTTCATTTCGCCTTTGCAGAAAAAGCAAGTCATAATCATTCCCCTTTCTTCTTTCGTTCAGTATACGTTGCGTTCCAGTGGTCGAGATCAGGCCAATAGGCCGTCAGGATCCACAGAGCGCCCTCATGAATGCAGCAGACAACGTGCAGCCAACGGCCTGCCAGATTGACGCCTAACACCAGACAGGACGGACAGCGGTAATCATCCGGGCGGTATTCGATGATCTTCCCGCTCTGGATAGCCTGCCGGATGTCGGCCAGCAAAATGCCGCGTTCATAAAGCCGCGCCTGTGAATGGGCGGTCAGGAAGACTTGCCCGCCGCTGGCTAGTGTGCGCAGGTTCTCTATTGTCAATTCCATCATGCATCTTCCTCTTCATCTGGTTCACTGAGAATCTTTTTGAAAAGCTCCTCTGCGGAGCCTGTAAAGTGCTCACCGCCGCCGTTGTCAAGTTCTTCAATGGCCGCTCTCGTCTGGGCGTTCGGAATCTCATCTGGCGCATATTCCAGCAGATCACCCGGCGGGCAGGTTAGTGTGGTTGGCCGATTATACAATTCGTCCATAGTCATTCCTTCCTGACATCACAAGCCAAGTAATTGGGTTTTCTTAGCGTTGTACTCTTCTTCCGTAATGGCACCCATATCCAGCAGCTGCTTAAACTTCAAAAGTTCATCAGCTGTGCTGGACGCAGCCGTGGTAGCGGTTTGCGGCCTCTCAGAGCCAGCTTTACAGTTCCTGAGAAAATCAGTTGTGCCACCGGGATAAACCGTTGTCGGCAAGTTGCTTTCCCCAAGAGGAAGGACGAAGCGAATAGAGATATTTTCTTTGCTGTAGGCTTTGTGGGTTTCAGTTTTTGCGGTAGCAGCACCTACAATCGCACCCACAGGTCCGGCAACGGCTGCACCGACCACAGCCCGGCCAATGCCGCCCTTGGTTTCGGTCACCGTCAGATCGTCAGGCGCATCCGATTCGTACCCTGCGACTTCATCAAAACTGTAAATCATGCGTGGGCCTTTATCACCACTGCGGTGTCCAAAGTAAAACAGCCGGTTGACCTTATCGATAGAGACAAAGAGTGCATCGCGGTCAAAGATGGAATCGGTCTCTTTAAATGTTCTGCGGCGGCTGTCCAGTGTAACCCAGTAGTCCGCAAGGGCGGCTGTTGACTGCTTTGCTGCCCGGATGCCCAATTTTGAAAAGAAGAAGTTACTGCATCCGGCGCAGATTGAGCCGTCAGCGCTCTTCTCCCGGTTCAGCAAGCCCAGCTTGCCGCCGCATACAGGACAGGTATTTGCCATGATTACACCTCACTCTTTTCTACTTCCCCGGCGGTGTCCTCTGTAAGCCCATCTGCCACTTCCGGGCAATGGGGCAGGACAAGATCAAGACAAAACCGCTGGACACTCTTGCCAGCGTCTGCGGCAGCCTTGCGAATACGTGCGCCGTCCTCTTTGGTCGGTCGCAGCATGATATTATCCTGACGGCGGTTATAAGCCGCGTTCGACTTTTTCTTTGCTTCACTGATAGGCATTTTATCACCTCTTTATGGTGATTATACCACAAAGCACACGGCACGTCAACGTGTACAATATAAATAATTTTTGGACGTTAACGTTGTGCGGTTTGTCAATAGATATAGGCACGTTAATGTGCTATAATAAAGACACAGCAAGGGAAGCACGACCGGAAGGCAAGGGGCGAAGGATGTACCGGGAGCGCAAGAGCAGAACGCCAGCTAAGACAGTAACCCACTTCCTGATAAGCTGTATAAAAGAAAATGGCGCGGTGCCCATCGCCAAACAGCCACCACGCCAAACCCACAACAGGGTCAAGCCCATTATAACAAGGCTGACCCGCAAAGTAAAGCGGAGGTCTTAAAATGAAGCACAATCTTTCCGAGATCATGCACAAGGCATGGAAGCTGTACCGCAAGGGTGTGAGCAGCTTTGCCGAAGCCCTGCACCGGGCATGGAACAGCGCAAAGGCCGCCCCGGTCAATGCCCAGCGCATCGAGGAAGCCCAGTAGACCGCCGGGATCACCGAGCCTGTGAACACATGGGCGGGCTGGAAAGCCGCCGGGTACATGGTGGAGCATGGTGCAAAGGCTCTGTTTCAGGCGGTGCTTATCCACAGTAGCAAGGGAGACGGCCAGACCTACCGGGCATCGTTCTTTGGTGCATCGCAGGTGAAGCCGCTGGAAGCCCAGTAACACAGTCAGAGGATCCCCGGCGGGAAGATGGAAGCCCGCCGGGTAGAGCGGGGCACGATCCAGCCCCAGATAGGAGAGTTGAGGTATGAACGATATTCGTGCTATGATTCGGGAACGCGGCATGACGCTGGAGAGTGTGGCGTGGGCACTGCAGATCTCCACCAACTCACTGCGCGCAAAGCTAAACGGAGAGGTTGAATTCCGGCTGTGCGAAGCCAAAACGCTGGCGACCATGCTTGACACCAGCGTGGACGCCCTGTTCTTTGGCAATCTGGGCGACCAGAAGGCGAACACGGTTGACGCTATCAACGAACGTCTGAAGAAGGCAGCACCGGACAAGGTGCAGCTGGTTTGGATATTCGCAAGCGGCATTATCAAAGCCTGAAGGGGGGATAAGACAGCGAAAATTAGACCGCCGACAAACAGAAAGCCGCTCACACTGTTCCAGCAGCGTGGGCGGCAAATAGGCGGGATTTTGCTTGACCGGCTTTTCCCGCCCTCATTTTATCAGAAAAGAGAGGGATTTTCAATGAGTATGTATCATCTTCAGTGCCTTGCCCCGTTTTTCGTGTGGTGCCTGATCGGCATCGCGGGCTGCTGGTACAGCGGCAATCTGTGAGGGGGTGTACAGTATGACAAAAGACCAGCTGCACGAACAGCTTATGAAGGAAGCCGAAGTGTACTGCCCTCACTGCACCCCGGAACACCGTAAAATGGTGGTTGATCTGGTGGAAGAGGTTCTCGGCCTGTCCGAAGAGCAGCGCAAGCGCTTTCTTAAATTCCTGCGCCTGAGCAAACGGGCGAAAGCATTCGGCCTTGACGTGGATGTGGACAAGGCCACGAAGTTCTTCTTCATCAAAGACGTTGCAACCAATACCGTTATCGCCCCGCCTCCGATGAACCTTGAAACCGTGGCGGCATGGCTGGACGATTATGAGCAGCAAGCCGCTGAAGAATAACCCGCAGGCATAACAAAGAGCGTGTGACACCCCCTAAAGGGCTGCTGCACGCTCTTTTCGTACTGTGTCGGCAAGGAGCGCCGCAACATCATTCAGAGCATCAAAAACCTCAAAACGCAATGGTCAGCAAACCGCTGGGCTAGGCAGTACGCTGCAAGGGGGGCGTAAAACGCGAGGGGGTCTGCCGGGATGGGGTAGCAAAACGTTACCCCATCGGGCGGCACTCGCTTTCCCCAACGAGCTGGGGAAATATGCTCAATTTTGAGCACATCTTTCGGCACATCTGCCGAAAATCGCAACAAGTTGCGAAAACCGATGAACTTTCCTATTCGACCACTTATGGTCGAAAAACATTATCAGAAGTGACAACGTCGCATCATGTTGCGATGTTTTTCCGATTTTGAGAAAAACATCTTAAGACAAAGGAGAGCGGAATTTTCCGCCGTCATACGGCAGCGGATTTTTCCGCCACGAAAAGGACAGCCCAAAATTGGGCTTTCCCAGAAAACAGACGTCCCCAATTTTGGGGGAGATGTATCCAGTTTTAGACCGATCTATACGCCGCCGGGGTGCTCAAAAAGATATTAGACAAAAGTGTCCAATAGCCCCAAGCAGTGATTCAGTGGTGGAAAACCGCATACTGTACAGGCGGTAAACAGGCACAAAACCGCCCCGCCGAGCATCCAGCACAAGGCGCGCTGTAAGGCACTCCTACAAGGCATTTTTTGAGCAATAAGGCATAAACAAGGCACATTCTGATAGATTTGCAGCACATATAAAAGCAAAAATCCCACGATACACGCCGTTGTTTTAACGGCATATCGCAGGATTTTTCTTGGAGCTGGTGACAGGAGTTGAACCTGCAACCCACTGATTACAAATGCGCACAAAATGATTTTCTTATGTTGCATTGTGTTTGTTTTCGAGTAGATAATTCGTCATTTTTTCATTTTTATATTATGGCTTATTCTCTTGTGTTTTGTGCCGTTGTCGCACTTTTGTCGCACTTGCAAGCGATACCATAAACAGGATGCAGGAGCCAGCGAGAGCAGCGCATACAATGGGAAGAGCCAGACACACCCCAGCAGGGAACGAGGGCATAACAAGCTGTTCACCCCTGCCCGGCGGCACTCTGTGAATCAGGGAGTACCCACCTACAGGGTATACAGGGCGACACCCTACCCCCTGCCGTGAGGGGCGAAATCAGCCGCACAAAACAAAAAGGCGAAATTTCCCAAAGCAAATAAAAAGGCAGTCCACAAGCCCGGCACAATCACCGCTGTGGACTGTCTTTCTTTATGCGTGGTTCTTTTCTTTGATACGCTCAAAGGTGCTTTCTAGGCTGTTTGCCGCCGCTGCATCTGCTGATTGAATTGCGCTTGTGTAAATGTTCAGCGTGGTCGAAATGTTAGCGTGTCCTAACCGTCCGCTAACTGCCGATACTGGCACATGGTCGGCAATGAGCAAGGTTGCGTTGGAATGGCGCAAGCTGTGGAAGTGGGCAGCAGTCAGGTCATTTGCTTTCAAGAATTTGCTAAACCAGCTTGTAATACTGTGGGGGTCGAATGGCGCACCGTCCGCCCTTGTAAAAATCAAGTCGTTTTTAATGGTCTTGCCGCATATATCAACCGTGCGCACCCACGCTGACCCCATGCGCAAACGCTGCTCCCGCTGTATCTGGCGGTATTCTCGCAGCAGTTCGATACAGTTATCACCTACCCGGATAATCCGCCGGGAACGCTTGGTTTTGGGCGGGGCAAAGACAACACCCGCACCCGGTATTCTCTGCATTGACCGTTCAAAACGAATCGTTGCCCGCTCAAAATCCACGTCAGCCCAACGCAACGCACACAGTTCTTCACGCCGTGCGCCTGTGAACAGTGCAAGTTGTGTCATGGTCGAATAAAGCGGGGGCGCAGTTTCGAGGGCTTTCAGAAGTTGCGCTATCTCGTTTTCATCCAACACTTGAACGTCTGGCGTTTCATGCTTTGGCGGCTGCACCCGGTCACAAGGGTTTGAATCAATCAGTTGCCACACCACAGCACGAGAAAACACAGAAGATAGAAAAGCGTGATAGTGCTGCAATGTGTTTCCGTTCAGTTTGCCGCCCTCTTTGGCGTGTTCTGCAAATGCTTTGGAGAAAGCAAGCCCGGCGGCGTTGGACACCTTTTCAGCCGTTGCCCTACTGACGTTTTCACCCTTGCAGACCGTGTTCATCGTCCGTTCTGAAATCCCTGCCTTGTCGGTAACTGCTTTCCGTTTGCCTTTGGGCAGGAGATCGAGCAAGTTCTTTGTAGCTGTATAGGTGCTATCTTGTCGGATATTCGATTCACCCAGATTCTTATAGAACCGCATTATATGGTCTGGTTTGATTGCAGACAGCTTGAAGCAGCCCAGAGCCTGACGCACACGAGGGGCAAGTTTTTTGTAGTCGTAAACCGTCCGTTCACGCAGTTGCGGTTCTGCATACTCGCTGAAATACTTGTCTAACAGGGCATCGAAAAGCATATCAGATTGAAGCGTACCACGCAAAACAGCCTGTTCAAATTCATCCGCTTGCCGTTGTAGTTCCTTGTCCAGCTTGCGCCCGGTCATTCCCGGCGGGGGTGTAAGGGTCTTTGTCTTGCAGATGGGTTTGCGGTCTTTATCTCTGCCACAATACACCCTTGCAAGATAAGCCGTTTTACCGTCCTTTTTTGTTCTTTTTATTAGTTCTGCCATTTTGTTCACCTATCTTTGCATAGTCCGCTTCAATGCTTTCGTGCATCTTCTCTGTATATAAGGTGACCTCTTTTTCTGCCCGATGCTGTTCTACTTCCATAGATACGGAAAAATCCGTACCTACTACATCTTCATTTTCACAGTCAATAATGCCGATTGACATTCCTTCCTCTCGTTCCCCTGTCAATCTGTATCGTGTACGTTTGAAAGCGTCCATCTTTGCCCATCTACGATAGTTGTTGATATGGCTAATAATTTTCAGAAGTGAATCATCTTCTATCATTTGGGAAAGCAACGCAATTTCTTCATCTGTCCATGCTCTACGCTTTAACTTCTTTTCCTTTATAGCCCTTTCTGCTTCTTCTGGTGACATAGGCTTGAATTTCGGATTATAGCCCAGCCGTTCTATCGCTTTACCTGTAAGACGTGTTAATTTTTCCGTAGCCTGTAAATTTGTATTCAGAGTTTGGACATTTGAAAGTCCTATCAGGTAGTCAGCGGGAACATCAAAAAATTTTGCCACTTTATATAATTGGTCTATCGTGGGCGTTGAACTGTCATTTATCCAATCAGACAAAGAACTTGCTCTAACACCAATTTCTTTTGCAAGTTCTTCTTGAGTTTTCTTGTTATCGTACTTCCACTGGTCTACAAGGTCGCCAAGCCGCCCACTAAGGGCAAGCGTTGCCGCTGTAGATTCCCGCTTTGTTCTGCCCATTATTGCCCCTTTCTATAAATATCAACGAATATTTATCAAAATCTTCATTGATATTCATTAGAATAGATTGTTTCCATGTTTTCCGTAAACCTGTGTTATAATCAAATCAACGAACAGAAACAATGTTGTTCGTTGATATAATTATACTTCATCTTGCAAGCCCTGTCAATGCAGGGAGAAAGGAAAAACACATGGTATCAAACACTCGCCCCAATCGTGATATTCGCAGAGCTGCCGCATTCTCTGGCGTTTGCCTTTGGCAGATTGCGGATTCTTTGGGAATCACCGATGCAAATTTCAGTCGAAAGCTCCGCAGGGAGTTGCCTGCCGACGAAAAAGAAAAAATCATGCAGATTATCAAAAATATCAGCGGAGAGGATGGCAAGGAATGAGCAACACCATCACACTGCCCACCATGCTGCCAGTTAAGGAAGCAGCCGCCCGCTTTGGTCTGTCCCCCTACTTTCTGCGCAGTCTGTGCCATACCGGGCAAGTCCGATACATCGCAGTCAGTAAGAATCGTTGGCTAGTCAACGCCGAATCCGTTGCCGAATTTTGCAAAGGCTGCCCGGCGGAATCCCAGCCCGACACCGTGCAGGGTGTTCGCCGTGTCACCCTCTAATAGGAAGGAGTTCAAACATGATCCACCTCTATGGAAAGCTTTATCTCACCGCTGACGGTAACAGCTATACCGTTGGCATCCCGTCCGCAGTCAGTGACCGCCGCAGAGCAAGCGGGAGAACCGCCCCTGTTATGCGTGAAGCACGTTACTATACCACGCTGGAAAATGCCGTGCAGGGCGCAGCGAATAGCGCACTCCGGGATTGCATCGCATCCGATGAAGTTCAGAGCTTGCACGATGCTGTTGAAGCACTCCGCACCATTAGCAAAGAAATCCGTGTTGCTGTATCGGTGCTGGACACCAACACCGCCGGGAAGTGAGGTTGATACTTTTGTCCCGTACATACTTCCCCTTTTACTTTACGTTCTACGAATCCGCCCAAACGATGAAGCCTAAAATGCGTGCCGCTTTCTATGAAGCCATTATAGAATACGGAGTTACAGGCAACAAACCAACGCTTCCAAGCAGCATTGCGGGTTACTGGCCGATGATTAAGAAAGCGTTAGACACGTCTAAGCAGCGATATGACGCAGGCGAAAAAGGCGGTAAAGCGTCAAAAGAAAGCCGTTTTGGTTCAAGCAATAAAAAGGATAAGGATAATGAGAATAATAAGGAGAGGGAAAACAATAAAGAGAATGATACTGCTGACGCAGCGAGTGGGGGCGCAACCCAACAAGACGGGCAAAATATTTTTGCAGAGTTTGCGGGTGAAGATTCAGCCCTCTTGCAAGCCTTACAGGATTATGACATCATGCGGCAGGAGAAGCACAAGGCTTTAACTGACACTATGCGGCGCAGCTTGTGCGAACAGCTTAACAGCGAATTCCAGCCTTGCGAATGGGCGGCGGTTGTCAATCAATCCACTATGCGGGGGTGGATGAAGTTCTACCCATTGGACGAACCGAAGCCCCATCAGAGCCAGCGAAGGCCGCTGACCGCAGAAGAAGAATACACACGCTTATTCGATGAAACATTCGGGAGCATAACGCAATGACGAAAGAAAAGCTAATTCAGTGCCTTTCCACGATTGACGCACATTTCGGAAAGAAACAGGATGCAGAAGCCCGCCGGGCTGAAATGCTGGTGTATACCTCTGTGCTTGGCAGCGTCCCGGATGAGATCGCGCTGAAAGCCTTGCCCGCTGCCTTTGCTGTCTGTCGGTATCAGCATCAATTTGTTGTGGAGTGGAACAACGCCATTCAGGAGTTACAAGCCGCTGCCCTGCCCTCTGCTTCTGAAACATGGATGCAGACCCGGCGGATTGCTAAAAGGATGCAAGACAACCTCTATCATGCCCGGTATGGCGGTATCGTTACGTTTGACGGCAAAGTGACACCATCCCAGCTAAGAGATGAAAACCGTAGGCTGTTCGGGGAGTTGCCACCAGCTGTTCAAGCATGGGCGGGTTCACCGGATGATTTGGCAGACCTCTTTAATCGGTCACAGTCGGATTTATTGCAATTCGTCAAACCGGGTTTTGACCGTGCTGTGAAGGAATCCAGTGCGAACACAACAGTCAAACGGGAACAAGGGATATTGCCAGAGATGCAAGGAGAATACAGCCGGGCTTTGAGTGCATTGACAGGAGAGCGAAGAAATGAATAGCCGCAAACAAAAAAGAAGCTGCCCCATGTGTTACCAGCACATAGGACAGCCGAGAGCGGGAAAAATATGGCTACTATCGTTCCCGCCCTCTATTATATCACATCATCGTTTAGAATGGAGGGATTTCTTTGAAAATCTATGACATTGTGCCGCAAGGCGAAGAAAACGCAATCCCTGCCGCAGAGGTCTGCCGTATTTTGGGAGTAACGCCCAGAGAACGCCGAGCCATTGCCGCAAGGGAATTAAACGAAGGGCTGTTAGTCCTTTACACAACCGAAAAGCCCGGCGGATACTTCAAACCCAGTCCGGGAGAGAAGGGCAGACAGGAAATCAGCCGATTCAGAGCAAGGGAGCTTTCCCGCTTGCGCTCTATCGGTA